ATAACCAAAGTTAATTGAAAGAGGAATAAAATGGCGTTAACTAAAATAACAAAACATGTTGTTCATGGTTCATTGTTAGTTCAATACAAATATCAAGATTTAACTGATGCCTCAGCATCAGGTACAACAAGTTTTGTAAACTTTGGAAGCAGTCTAGCAATTACACCAAAATATAACGATTCAACTTTAGAGTTTGAAATGTCTGCCGGTTTATATCGTGCTGATACAGGTTCAGATGTTTCTTATGAAATTCGTTTACTTGTAAATGGTAATCAAGAACATATTCAAACAGGATTCTTTGGTGGTTATACACAAGGTGACAACTGGCAACATCAACCACATATTCATATTGTTCGTCAACACGACCACCATGACTATCATAGAGTTCATCAGAATGTGAATGATGGTTGGAGAACAGTCGGTACTCAGCATGTTCAGAATTCTAGACATTCAGTAAGAATGACACATGACCACAGACCAGCATCAACATCGCAACAAACTTTCCAAGTTCAAGTTAGAACAACTAGTGGTTCGGGGCAATTTGCTATGGGCGCTTATAGTGGATTCTTTGTAATTAAAGAAATTTCTAAAGGTTTGAGTAATTAATTTGAATGGGAATTTATAATGGGTCTTTCGAAGATTACCAAAAGTGTTGTTTCAGGTTCATTACTTGTTCAATACAAATATCAAGATTTAACTGATACTAATAGTTCAGGAGCTCCAAATTCGTTTTTTAATTGGGGAAGTCCTTTAGCACTTACTCCTAAATATGAAGATTCGACCTTTGAATTTGAAATGTCTGGAGGGTTGTATAGAGCAAACACAGGTTCAGATATTGCTTATGAAGTTCGACTGTTAATTAACGGTCAACAAGAACACATTCAAACTAATATGTTTGGTGGATACACTCAAGCTGACAATATTCAAAATCAACCACACACTAACATTTTTCGACAGCACGACCACCATGACTATCACAGAGTTCATATACATGTAGCTGATGGTTGGCGTTCAGTCGGCACTCAATATGTTCAAAATGCCAGACATTCAATAAGAATGACCCACAATCATAGACCTCTAAATAAAAATTTACAAACTTTTCAATTGCAGTTTAGAACAAACAACAGTTCCTCAACTGAATTTGCTGTAGGTTGTTATAGTGGATTTATGGTTGTTAAAGAAATTTCTGTAAATAAATCTTAACGAAAATTTTTTATAAATAGTATTCATAGAATTACTCAACACGGAGAAAAACGATGCCAGAATCATCACCAGAATTAACAGTTACAATTCCTACATATGAGTATTCGGCTCAGGAATTGGCAAAAATTGAAGCTCAAGTAGAAGAGTTTGAAACCAAGCGCCGTTTAGGATTATTGGTTAACTCTATTGAATTAGATTCATATTTCAAGTTCTACGGCAAGCACAGAAGTGCAGACAATTATTCAACTATTCTACAGGTAATGTATCCTGGAGAAAAGTGGACTATGACCGGAAACGATTATTCAAGTCTATCTTGGGAAGAAGGAAATAGAAATACTAAACCTACCGAAGAAGAATTGATGGCTCATCGTCCAGCGGTTCAAGATTATTTGTTGCAAGAAGAATATATTGCAAAAAGACAAATGTGCTACCCACCAGAATCTTTATTGACAAGAGCATTGTGGGAGTGGTTGGTTGAAGGTAAACCTCATCTAAAAGATTGTGTTCAAAAGATTAGACAAGCAGTTAAAACTGCTTTTCCTAAACCTCTCAATCGTCACCCATTGATTGAATCAGAGGCAATTATGAAAAAGGTTCCACAAACGCCAGCAGATTTTTACAAGAGTGTTGAGCAATATATTGAAGAAGTCGCTCTAATGAGCGGGTCAGTTAACTCTACTCCAGGAAATGATTCTTCACAAGTAGGTTAATATTATCTTAGGAATATTATGAGTTATCCAAATGTTGAAATTGCAAGTGCTGGAAATATTTTTTCTAGAATGATGATTTTTAAAAAAGGTGATGTTGAAGTTGGTCATTCGCATCAATTTGACCACATCACCCTATTAACATCTGGAAAATTAAAGATTACAATTGATGGTCAGGAAAGTGTTTTTGAAGCACCAAAACATATTTTTATTAAAGCTGAGCAGTTACATGAATTAGAAGCACTTGAGGACAATACGGTTGCGTTTTGTATTCACGCACTAAGAGATATAGATGGTGAAATTTTAGCGCCTGATTGTATTCCTTGTGGTTCTAATGTTCCTGAATTGATTAAGATGGGTATTGTCCATCCAGTAGTTAAAGATTTTAGATTGTCAGAGAGACATTTAGAAAACGAACAAACAATTTAAGGAAGTAAAATGGCAAGAACAATTAAGCGTGACATTTCAGATTTTGCAGAAAGATACACAGTAGACCCCGCACTTTTATTAGAAGAAGGAACGGTTGTTCGATTAACAACAAGCGGCGCTTACGAAATTATTGCAACTCAAGGTTCTGCATCTAGCGAAAGAGGTAGAGTGCTTGGTATCGTATATGCTTTAGATAGAACAACATCACCATATATTGCTATGATGGGTAAGTGCTTTGCACTTGTTCGTGGTTCTGTATCAAAAGGTGATTTGTTAGTTCTAAACGATTCATACGGAAAATTATCATCAAACAACGGCGCATCTCCTGCTGATGTGGTAGCAATTGCGATGGAAGCAAATTCGCTAGAACACGGCAAAATCATGGTGACGCTAAAAATCTAAAAAAATCAACCTTCTCCGAAATATATAAATAGTAGAAAATATTTCGGAGATTTCAAATGGCGAATCCTACCAGCAGAGCCACGCTAAAAGAATATTGTTTAAGACGCCTTGGAAAAGGCGTTATTGACATAAATGTAAGTGATGACCAAGTAGAAGATAGAGTTGATGAAGCATTACAATTCTATCAAGAATATCACTACGATGGTGTTGAGCGAGTTCTTTTAAAGCACAAAATAACGGCCACCACAATCACATTCAGCGCAGCCCATTCATTCACAGCAGGAAACATAGTCTATAAGACTACTGCTCAAAAGGATGTGTATGGTGTTGTCTATGATGTTCCATCGGCAACCACAATCAGAATTGTTAGAGACTTTGGAACATTTGCTGTTAACGATATTGTATCTAACGGCGCAGTAACATCAACTATCTCCGCAATTACTCTCGGAGACATATCAAATAAGTATATTCCAGTTAATGATAGCATTATCGGCATCATTAAGATTTTTAATTTTTCTGAAACCACAGAAAACGATATTTTTAGTTTCCAATATCAATTTAGAATGAATTCTGTTTTTGATATGACAAATTCAAATATTCTTTACTATGATATGGTTCAGAAACAATTAGCGTTGATTGATTTTCAATTAACTAGCGATATGCTATTCCGTTACAACAGAAATACGGACAAATTATACTTGGACATTGATTGGAATGATATAGCAAGACCAGACGAATATATTATGGTCGAAGCGTATAAAATTTTAAATCCAGCAGATGCTCCACAATTATATAACGACATGTTTTTAAAGCGTTATCTTACTGCATTAATTAAAAGACAATGGGGCGCAAATTTAAGTAAATTTGTAGGCATCACAATGCCAGGCGGTGTCACACTAAATGGTAGCGACATTTATCAACAAGCAGACGAGGAATGTAAAAAAATAGAAGAGGAAATGCAAAACCGATATGAGTTACCAGTAGACTTCATGGTAGGTTAAAATGGCATTAAATCCTTATTTTTCTTCGGGCGGTGGTCTAAGTTCTGGTATTGCACTAGAACAAAATCTTATTGAAAATTTATACACAGAGGCCGTAAAAATTTATGGTCATGATGTGTATTACATGCCTAGAGAAATGGTTAATGTAGATGAGATTCTTGGAGAAGACGAATACTCTAAGTTTGAATTTGCATATCCAATTGAAATGTATTTTAATCAAGTTACAGGATATGAAGGTGAAGGCGACTTGATGACAAAGTTTGGTCTTGATATTCGTAACACAGCAAGTCTTGTTGTTCTAAAATCAAGATGGCAAACTGAAGTCGGTGTTCATCAAAAAAGCGTAACTAAAGGAAGAAGACCTGCTGAAGGTGATTTAATTTTCTTTCCATTAACTAACGCATTGTTTGAAATTAAGTTTGTAGAAACTAAAGATGTTTTCTATCAAGCACATAAACTTTACACTTATCGCTTAGATGTAGAATTATATGTTCACAACGCTGGCGATAGTATCAATACTGGCGTTAACGCTATTGACGCTGTTTTGCCAGCAGACTCTCCATCAAGAAATCTTTTCGATTATCAAATTATTTTGGAATCAGGAGATGTTCTTCGTCAAGAAAATGGCGATTCATTTATTCTAGAATCATTTAATCTTGGAGATGAATTAATGTCCGATGCAACAGGAACTATTGAACCTATTGCTCAAAATACAGATTTCTTGCGTGAAGCAGAACAAATTCTTGATTTTACAGTTAGAAATCCATTTGGTGATTTAGGAGCTAGATAATGTCTACAGTAAATTACTTTTATCACGAACACATTAGAAAAGCAATTGTTGCTTTTGGTTCTCTCTTCAATGATGTGTATATCAAAAGAAAAAATTCACAAGGAACAGTTGTTGCTATTGAAAAAGTTCCTTTGGCATATGGTCCTAAACAAAAATTCTTGGTTCGTGTTTTAGAAAATAATCCTGAAGCAGACCCAACATCTGTAGCAATTACTTTGCCACGAATGGGTTTTGAAATGACAGGGTTGACTTATGATGCCACAAGAAAGATGAACACTTTCAATCTTACTAAGGTGACAGACCCCGACAATCCAAGCACAATGAAAAAAGTTTATAATGCTGTTCCGTATAATCTAGAAATTAGTTTATTTGTTCTTGTTAAAACACAAGAAGATGGTTTACAAATCGTAGAACAAATTTTACCTTTTTTTACTCCAGCGTATACAGTAACCTCAAATGTTGTTCCTGAGATGAGCATCAAAGATGATATACCTATTATTCTCAACAACATTTCATATGAGGATGATTATGAAGGTGAATATGCGGCAAGACGAAGTGTTATTTGGACACTAAGTTTTACTATGAAACTTAACTTCTATGGTAAAGTTAATAATCAAGGGATTATTAAGAAAGTTACTGCAAATACAATTAATATTGATACCAATAAAGATTTACAAACTTATGTGGTTGAACCTAATCCAACAAGTTCAGATGCAGATGATGATTTTGGATTTACGGAGACTATAACGGAGTATTAAAATGGGTGAAAAATTTTTTGATAAGATGAATGAAATTCTTGATATATCGGATGGAATGATAAAAGAAGTTAAAACACAAAAACCAGAAGTAGCATCTGAAGTAGTTCTTACTACTAGTTCAAATCCTTCTGCAATTTCTTCTGGTGACGATGCTCAAGATGATTATGAACAGGCAAGAGATAATTTTAAAAAGTTAATTAATAAAGGCAATGAAGCAATCGAAGGAATTTTAAACTTAGCAAAAGAATCCGAAAGTGCTAGAAGTTATGAAGTTGCTGGACAATTAATTAAAGCAGTATCAGATGTTACTGGTGAATTATTAAAATTACAAAAAGGTATGAAAGAGT